TTCCTGCTTGTCCTGTTCCCGTTAATGTCGTATCATGGGCGACAGTCGTTAAGAAAGAACCGCTTTGAACGATCTGTGAAAATCTTGTACCTGTTAAAGTTTGAACTTCCTCTATGTACCAATCTCCACCACCAGCACTTGAATAGTAGAGAATGACTTTCGATAAGAAAATAAATTCCGGTGAAAGCGTTCTCAAATCTCCGATATTAAGTGCACTTGGCTGTAATGCTTGTTGAGTTGAGAGTGAGCCGTAAGTCTGTCCTTGAATCCAAAGATAACGATATTTTTGAGAAGTAGTATCTGCAGTCGTAGGAATGGCAATAAGCCAAACGCACATATAATTATTCAAAGGAACGAGTGCCTGAGTCCAGTTTCCTCCGCTATTGACATTGTAATATGGCTGCTTTGTGCTTAAGCGAATTATATCAGTTTGATCGACTGTGCAAACAGTATTCGCACCAGTTCCAGTCAAATATACTTGGTTGTAAATTGCGAGATTTCTCCCTGCTCCTACTGACGAGTTGACCAACGCAGGAAGCGTCGATTTTAAATCTTCATCAGCAAGAATACCTTCCGCAACGTCTGGCCTACGATTAGTTGGAGTTATGCTTCTAATGGTATACCCAGAAAAATCAAAGCCGCTGACCTTTTGTGTCCCAATATAGTTATGCCAAAGATCGTGAACTTGATGCTGTAAAAAATCATGTGGTTCACGCTGTCCGAATCTGACGCTTCCAAGATAGTCTACGCAAACGTAGGCAATTTGAACTTCAGAAAAGTTCCAAGGAGTGTAGCTCCATGAGAATCCTGTGCCGTTATATTTAAGAAAAAGAGTGCCTGTAGGACTTGCAACGTGAGGCTCGGAAACCCATCCATCTGTGAGTTCTGGAATCAATACGCCTTTATAATACGCTTGAAAAGTTCCATTGAGAGTGATCGTTCTATTGGCGTGTGAATAGGTTACTGTGATATTGGCATTTTCAGTAAAACCAGTTGGTTCTTTTGTAAGGTCTGTGAAGTCAGTGTTATTATCAATATCAAAATTCCCTGTGAAGGGATTAAATTGAAAGCCCATTATGACCTCGTTACGCTCACCATTGTTTTAAATGTAGAGTCTGTGTATGTAATAACTACCATAGCTACAAGCGTTCCACTTGAGCCGCCTGATTTAAAAGTATAAGTCTCATTAGGGCCATCAGTCTCCCTTAGAACATAGTCATAAGATACGCCCGAAAGCATTCCCTCTGCTATTGTAACAGAGCCAGTTACCCTTCTACTATATAGAGCATCTGCATCTTTTTGAAATGCTAGATTGTCTTTGTCATCTAATGTGTGAGCCATTTCCTGTCATCCTTTGTTCAAAGTTATCATAGAACCAGCATACCCAAATATTCCCTTCTTTGACAGGAGTGGAATAAACAAACTCTGCACCTCTCGTGAGGTTGTTTTCGAGTTGTTTTGTAATCATTTCATCTTTGGATTTTGCTTCTAGGTAAAATTGAACATTCATTATATTACTCATCAATCACCTACCAGCAATAGAGAGAGGAAGGCTTGCGCCCTCCCCTCGTGAAAAAATTAAGCCTGAGTTGAATCAACCTTAACGCAACGCTTACCACCGTCAAGAACTTCAAAACCTGCCATGTAATCTAATACATAATCAGTTCCAATGTTAAGAACATTCTTCTGGAAATCGAGCGCAATATTTTGACTGAAAGCATAGCCAACTGCGCTTGGATGCCAGCAAAGCATGAAATCGCTGATTGCTGTGTGAACGATAACTTTCATGCCGTAGATCATGCCGATCTCTCCGTTCATGATAGGCATATTAGAGCCATAACGCTCTGCTTGTACGAAGTCGGCAAGTCCAAGAAGCTCTTTTTCCTTCTCTGAACCGATACCGATATAGCACTCTCTAGGGTTAAGGTTCTGATCGATAATCAGCTTGCGAGCAGCAAGAACGTCACCTTTTGCGATAACATCAGTCGATGTATCGATGAAAACGATCTGGTGATCTGGTGCACTTGAGCTAGCTTTTTCAAGCTCTGCTATGATGAATTTATCAACATCAAGAGCCAAATCTGCTGTAGCTCTCATGACATATTCATTAACAATGTCTACCATTGTTTCTTTAGAAGCTTTCTTCTCGATACCGAAAGCAACTTGACGATGCAAGAAAGAAATAGTGTCAGCGGAAACTGCTGCTGTTTGTCTCTCAACTGCTGTGTTTTCGCCTTTTGTGGCCGGAACGAATCCACCGAGTTTTGGAACTAGGATGCTACCAGCACCAGCAACGGCAAGGTAAGAGTAGTCTGTTACTGTTGGCAACAGAACTGATTTCTGCACAAGGTAAGCCTGTGCGACTTTAGATACGTTTGCAAGGGCGGCTGCCGATGTTTCGGTAACGCCTGTTAGTACATCTGCCATAAAATTCTCCTTTTAGAATAATGATTTTAAAGACTCTTTCATTGTTTTTTGTTTCTCGCTCTCTGACATTTGACTCAGAGATTTAGTCGTAATAGGTGCTGACGCAGGCTTCCCCTCTGCTACTGATGGGAGCTTAACGCTTCCAAACATCCAAGGCTTTTTAAGCTTAATATCATTTACAAAGGTTTCAACGCTAGATTTCAGAACAGTCATGTTTTCCTCATCGTACTGGATTGACTTAACTTCCTCTAGTCTCATCAGGTCGCTTATGTCATGTGCATCACGAGCAATCTCACCTAGCAACGCTCTGGCTTGAGTTTTAAGATATTCCTTTTCACGCTGCTTTAGCTTTTGTTCAAGTGAGGCTTTCTCCTCTCTTTCCCTCTGCAATAGTGCGTCAAAATTCCCTTCTTTCTCTAGCTTTGTTTTCTCTATGTTGCTCTTTTCAGATGCAACACTTTGATACTTTGACTTCCAATCTTTCGACTCACTAAGCAATCTTTCATTTGTTGCTTTAATGGCCTTAAGTTCTTCCATCACTTTCTGCACATCAACATTTGTTTCTGGTTTCTGGCCTTCGCCACTTTGAACTACATCGTTCGAGGTAGGTTCCATTTTAGATACTCCTTTAATTATTTTGCTTTTTCACGGCCTTGTCAACACTATTGTTTAAAAGCCTTTTTACTAGCGTCATTATGATTGAAGTAAATCTTTCACCTTTCTGCCAAGGTATAAGCCTTCTAATCACTCTAGATGTACCTGCACCCATTACATCATGATATTTTGCTATGACAGAACGAAAGTAAATTCTAAGCGAGTTACCCTTATCGCCTTCTGATATAACCAAACTATTAAGCATCTCACCTGTTATAGTCATGTCTACAGGTTCTTTCTTGCCCTTCTTCTTTGCATATCCGTTTGAATACTTTTTAAACTTCTTACCAGCTACAGGTGATTTGCCTGAGTTAATAAGCTCACGAATGACTAACTTTAATGCCGCCCTTGCTGCTGGTTTAGTAAACTCCTTTGCTATGTCAGGAATTAATGTGCCTAAAGTGAGAGACTTTTTAATCTTGATTTGCATTAAGGGATTTCCTCTAAACGCTCGCTGACTTCATCCTCTATCAGTGACCTAATCTTGCTAATAATTGGCCGCTTAAAAGTTTCGTCATCCAAAGGTATAAAACGTCTAGTTGGTAACGTGTCACCTGTATTATGATTAAACGCTTTCGGAGTCTCATCTTTATCAAAAACACCTATCTTGATACCTTTCTTTGTCGGCTCCCATTCAATCGCATCACGCAAGTCACCTTCCTCAAATAAAAGGGAAGGCTTTTTATCTTTCCTAAATGTCTTGTAAGGTGCGCCTGACACTGGTGATTTAGCAGCGTCTAAGTAAACTTGAATTTCACCTATAAGCTCATCTGCCACTAGCTCTTGTATTCTTTCCTTACTGGCCTCCTCTAGCTTTGAAAACTCAGGCACAAGCTCGGTAAAGTCTAATTTATAAGAGACTTCCTTTTGACTCATCATTTAATAAGTGCCTTTACTTTCTCGTTATCTTCGATCTCTTTCTGTCTCATGGCATCAACAGCAACCTTTGCCCCGATAACTGTCTTGTCTTTTCTACCGTTCAATGCGTCAGAGAATTGACTCATGTTGTCTTTCTTGTTTGAATCAATTTCTGCAATCCTGTCGATAGCGTCTTGTTCGTCTGTGTTTGGGTCAAGAGCGATTAACACCTCGTGCTTCTGAATAATTCCCATATCGAGCTTAACCTTCTCGTTTTCAAGTATTTCTTTCTCGCTCATACTAGGAGATGGCTTGATATATTTAACCATTAAGCTTTCTGATGTGAAATTGAACTCTGACTTGGCTGCGTAAAATGCTTTTATAAGCTCATAAATGCCCTTCTCGCACTTCGCATAGGCTTCTTGGTTACCTTCTATTACTTCGTTAGTATCAGACTGTGATAACAATCGATCTAGCCCTGATGTAAACTTCTCAACATTACCAGCAATCACACCAGCGTTTATTTGATGCTCATCTAGCATTGCGGCAATATAACCTCTAAAGACTTCTAGTGAGCTTGAAAGATCAGGTTTTGGCGAAATGTAATCTGCTGTTGTTTCTGGTTGACCTTCACCTGCTTGTGGCAGCTTCAGAAAAGTAAACATACCTTGCTGCAATACATCGGGCATCGTCTGGCCTTCAGGATACTTGACGACTAGCTGACCGAATGACTGTGCGCTCATACCTGATAGGATTGTACTCATCATGACGTTAGCTGTTACTGTTTGAGAAGCAAGGTTATTAAGTGCAGGGCGATCTTGCACATCGCCTTCTTGCGTAAATACGGCAGGGATTTCACCGAGAACATTAATTGATTGTGGGTTATCAACTAATGGCATTACGTCAAATCTGCACTCTTTACCTGTGCCGTAAACATTTACGACAACATGATTCTTTTCAGACCATAAAGCTATCGTAGAACACTTTCTATCTTCTGATGGGCCTTGAAACTCATCT